GACATCAAAACTCTCTATGGAGACTTCATCACCGGCAAGACCGCGAGAGGTCTTCACCTTATAATGAACCCTGCGCTGGCTAAGAGCATCCAGATGCTCTACAACGCGCTGGGCCAGCCGGAGTTTGCCGAGATCACTCAGGAAGGTGGAACGCTGCTTGGCGATCCGGTTATCACCGGGGACAACGTCGCGGTAGCTGACATGATCCTGCTCAACCCTCGCGAGATTTGGAAAATCGGCGACATGGGCGTTGAGGTTTCACTCAGTCGTGAGGCTACTATTGAGATGTCGGATGCTCCTGCGAATGAGTCGCAGGGTGCCACGACTATGGACGGGAATATCGTCAGCATGTTCCAGACCGAGTCAACCGCTATTAAAGTGGTACGCTCGATCAACTTCCAGAGACGGCGCACTGCTGCTCTGTGTGTAGGTTACATCGATGATGCAGCCTATGACAACAGCTCGTCATAAGGTAGTTTATTGGGGTGACTCTTCGGGGTCACCCCAACCCTTTTTTAGAAAGGCATTGAATGCTAGTTAAATCAATAAAGCGCCATCGGTATGCTGGGCAGATGCATGAGGTCGGCGATGAATATGAGCTCACAGGCCAGCACGTGAAGCTGCTTGAGGCTGTTGGTAGAATCCGGCGCATCCAGCCAGCCCCTGCGCCGATCCCTGCACCTTCAAAAGAAGTTGCCAAGCCAAAGGCTGTAAAGGAAAAAGTTGTGAAGAAAAAAGCTGCAAAGAAAAAAGCTACAAAGAACAAAGCTACAAAGAAAAAAGACAAAGGCAATTACAAAAATAAACGCATGGTTTCGGAATAGAGCGCTATGTCTAAAGTGATGAGCCAAAAGCAAAGCCGCAGCATGCGCCGCCGACGCAGGAAGCGCCAGATTCAGCCGACAGTCAAGGCATGTACAATCGACAATACACGGGGCGGTTGGATTACAGTTCAGGAGCCATACACTTTCGGATTTCAGCAGGACAATCCTGTGGCTCTTGGTACTGCGCTGTCGCACCCTACTGTGTACGCTTGCGTGACGCAGATCGCATCTGACATCGGCAAGCTGCGGTGGCGGATGATGAAGATTGATGGTGGGATCTGGCAGGAGGTGCCAGCATTTAATCCGATTTTCCGCAACCCGAATTCATATCAGACTCGCCAGAAATTTATCGAGGCGTGGCTGATCAGCGAGCTGACTCACGGCAACACGTATGTTTTAAAGCAGCGCAATGAGAGAGGCCGTGTTGTTGCTCTTCACGTTCTCGATCCTCAAAAGATTTACCCTGTTGTTGCGAATAATGGTGACATATTCTACAGGCTGAAGAAGGACTGTCTGGCTGGGATTGATAAAGATATAGATGCAATTCCCGCTTATGAAATAATCCATGACACGATGGAGTGTTTGTTCCATCCGCTGGTTGGGGTGCCACCCATGTATGCTGGAGCTTTAGCTACAGCTCAGGGACTGGCTATGCAGAAAAACAGCACGAAGTTTTTCACGAACAACGCACAACCGGGCGGCGTTCTGTCTGCTCCGGGCCACATTAAAAATGATACTGCCGAGCGCATCAAGACGCACTGGTCAGAGAAGTATACTGGAGATAATGTTGGGAACATCGCAGTGCTTGGGGACGGGCTGAAGTATGAAGCTATGATGGTCAACGCGACAGACTCCGCGATGGTAGATCAGCTGAAGTGGACGGATGAGAAGATTTGTTCCGTGTACAAAGTGCCTCCCCACAAAGTCCACATCGGCACCCCACCAACCTCCAAGCAAACTGAAGCTCTTGATCGGCAATATTATTCTGATTGCCTTCAGCGCCTCATCGAATCCATTGAGGCTTTGCTTGCTGATGGGCTGGGGCTTCCTCAGTTTCTCGCGGTCGAGTTCAACCTTGAAGATTTGATGCGCATGGATTTGCTTCTCAAAATGAAGGTGGTAACTGAAGGAATCAAAGGCGCGGTTTATGCTCCCAACGAGGGGCGGAAAAAATTTAATTTGCCGCCAGTTGATGGTGGCGACACACCATATCTGCAGCAGCAGAATTTTAGTTTGGCGGCACTGAATGAGCGTGACAAATTGATTTTGGCTGGAGCAGCAGAGATTCCAGGATTGACGTCAACGGAGCCTGCTGAGCCGACCGATGAACCGGAAGATGAAGATCAGACTGACAAAGCGTTACATTTATTGTTTCGCGAGGGGTTTGGCGAGGAGACTTTAAATGGCACTTAATATTGAAGAGTTTATAAAGGGATTGCACGAGTATTTTGACAAAGGGCTTGCTCCTATTGCCACGCGATTAAAAAAGCTGGAGGCTCGCCAACTTGAAAAGGGCGCTGATGGCGCTCCGGGCGAACCGGGCGCTGCTGGCGCTGATGGCGCTGACGGCGCTGCTGGCGCTGACGGCGCAGCTGGTGCTGCTGGTGCTGATGGCGCTGACGGCGCTGCTGGCGCTGACGGCGCAGCTGGTGCTGCTGGTGCTGATGGCGCTGATGGCGCTGATGGCGCTCCGGGCGAACCGGGCGCTGATGGCGCTGACGGCGCTGATGGCGTTACTGGTGTTGCTGGTGCTGATGGTGAGCCGGGCGCTGATGGCGCTGCTGGTGCTGACGGCGCTGACGGCGCAGCTGGTGCTGATGGCGCTGATGGCGCTGATGGCGCTCCGGGCGAACCGGGCGCTGACGGCGCAGCTGGTGCTGACGGCGCTGATGGCGCTGACGGCGCAGCTGGTGCTGACGGCGCAGCTGGTGAACCGGGCGAAGCTGGCCCCAAAGGCGCAGACGGAGAACACGGAGAGACAGGCGCTAAAGGCGAACAAGGTGAGCTGGGCGAACCGGGTGAACGTGGTGAGAAAGGCGCTCCAGGAGCGGATGGTGAGGCTGGGCGGCATGGTGAGCGGGGTGAGCAGGGTGAGCCGGGCGAACCGGGCCAGGACGGCAAAAGTATCACCGAAGAGGACATTGAGAAGCTGCTTGACCGTGTGATTTCAAAACACGTGCTAGACCTAGAGCGGCGGACGAATGACATGGTTCAGAAGGCCCTTGACAAGATTGTAATGCCGAAGGATGGCGAGCCGGGGAACGATGGCGAGAACGGAGCTGACGGCCTATCTGGGGCTGACGGCAAGGACGGCAAGGACGGGTTGGACGGTTTTGGATTTGACAATTTGGACGTGGTGCAGCTTGATGAGAAGCGCCTCCAAATCGTCTTCACCAAAGGGGATCAGAAAAAGGAATTTGTCGTGGACATGCCCATCCTTATTGACAGGGGAGTTTTTAAACAGGGAACAACGTACACCAAAGGCGACGGCGTGACCTATGGCGGTTCTTTCTGGATTGCCCAGACGAAGAGCCCAAATCAGAAGCCGGGCTCTGGCGAAGAATGGCGCTTGGCGGTTAAGCGTGGGCGTGATGCTAAGGAGCTTTCACGATGACTATGATCGTAACACTTCAACAGGCAGCCACCCACCTCCGCATTGATGACACGACTGATGAGGCCGCAGACATCAATTTGAAAATTTTCGCGGCTTCCGCGGTAGTGCTTGATTATATTGAGTGGACTCGCGAAAGGTATGCTGCTGCCATTGCAATTCTCGCGCTGGATTCTGATGGAGAGTATGAGTTTGACTCCGACTGGGATTCCGATTGGGATTCCGATTGGCTTGAGGACGTTGATCAGCTTTATACCCTGCAGGCCGCGACCCTGCTGCTTGTCGGGGACATGTACAGGTATCGGGATTCAGGCATGCCGGGATATGGGCCATATCGTGAGGCCAATCTTCCTCCGACGGTTCGGGCGTTGCTGTATCCGGTGAAGAGTTTTGGTATCGTGTTAGAGGATGACTAATTAAATGGTTGATATTTTCTGCGTAGCGTCTGGCCCCAGCTTGACCAAAGCTGACTGCGACCTTGTCGCTCAGTCAGGCGCAAAGATCTGCTGTGTCAATAATGCGCTGCAGATGTTCGATCAGATTGATTGTTTATACGCCGGGGATTTGAAATGGTGGAGAGCGTATTCTGATCAGATCAATATAGCTGTAACAGAAAAATGGACTTGCGCGAAATCCGCAGCGAAAGAATTTGGGCTGAACCTACATCACGCGAGCGGCCCATTTAATTCTGGCATGCGTGCGATTCAGTGGGCAGTTCAGCAAGGGTACAAATCTATTGCGCTGCTGGGGTATGACTGCTCAATAAAGAGCGGGAATCATTTTCACGCCGACCATGAATTCCCAAGGGCGCATCAACTCACCAACTCAAAGATCAACAAGTGGCATTCGCAATTCGCCAAAGCCGCTCGTGACGCCAAGAATAGCAAAGTGAAAGTTTATAATTGCTCTCGTGATACGGAGCTTGGTTGCTTTCCGAGAATGAGTCTGGAGGCTGTGCTTTGAATAAGATTGCAGTGATTGCTTTATCACGCCATAAGTTCGGCGGGAAGATGCGCACGAAGGGTTCCATATATAAGGTGAAGCCGGGCCAACTCAAGTTCTTGGTGAGGGTGGGTTGGGCAGAGGCCGTTGATGACGTTCTCTCTCCGGGTGAGATTCCAGATATACTGAAGCAGCCCGGCGCTGAAAGCGCTTTTATTTTGGGCGGCGGTTCTAGCATTTCCGATTTAGACTTGGGCGCGCTGGATGACCAGCACGTTGTTGCGGTCAACCGATCCTTTGAAACGTATCCGTGCTCTGAAATGTTTTTTGGTGACATGTCTTTCTTTGAAGAGTTTGGCGACAAGTTTATGGCGCTTGACCTTCCGAAAGTTACTGTGAAGAACCAGCTCAAAGATCTGCCCGGCGTAAACGTTCTCAAGAAGTCTTCAGACAGCAAAGTCTTGCAGAAATCTTTGGGGCGAATTATCAAAAGCAACTCCGGGGTCATGACGCTGAATTACCTTCTCCAGAAAGGTTGTAAGCTGGTTGTCCTGATGGGTATGGATCTGTGCGAGGTCGGAGGCAGAAAGCATCACCATGACGGTTATACTCATCCTTCTGTACCGAAGTCCTGCGAGGCGATGCTGGAAGAGTGGCGTGGCATTCGGGCACAGGCGCAGAAGAAATTTGGTGCAGACATTATCCATGCGACTCCGGGAAGTGCGCTGGATGAGGTGGATTATTTACCCTTGGAGGATATTGTGAGCGCGATCAAAGACAAGGATTATTTCGGCGGTTGGTGGTTGCCCAAAGGGGAGAAGCATTTCAAGATGATGCTTCGGAGAAGTAAACCTGCTCACGGTCGGAAAACATATCAGTTCCAGAAACTCTCCCCAGCAGTGAAGCTCGCTGAGGACAAAGCAGGGATCGCGATTGACGTTGGTTCAAACGTTGGTTTCTGGGCATGGCATCTCGCGAGAGAGTTTGAACACGTCCACTGTTTTGAGCCTATGCCGATTCACAATGAGTGCTTGAGGCTCAACTCGCGTGACGTGGATAATATTAGCATCCGCGAGGAAGCGCTGAGCGATGAGGAATGTGAAGTTGAATTGGTGGTGTATGATGGGGATTGCGGCGCGACTCATATCAATCAGGATTGCTCAAAAGAGGGCAAGGCATTCACAACGATAAAATCTAAATGTCGCACGCTTGATAGTTACGGTTTCAAGAACGTGAAGTTTTTGAAGATCGACTGTGAGGGGTTTGAGCTGCCTGTCTTAAAAGGAGCGGAAAAGACTCTGCGAGAAAACAGCCCAGTCATCGTTGTGGAACAGAAGAAAGAGCATGAGCGCTCTGGCGTACCATCCAGAGGCGCTGTTGAATATTTAGAGTCGCTTGGGTATGTAGTCCGGCGCGAATTGGTCGGGGATTACATCATGACTAAGGATGACAACAATGGAAGATAGAGCATCAATGGTTCACGTCCGAGAGAACACAGACAGACCTTTGATAGTTGCTGAGATTGGTTTGTGGGTAGGGGACAACGCGCGGCACTTGATGAATTTAAATTTAGATCGTCTTTTTTTGATTGACCCTTACAAAGCATATAAGCGTCACAGCCAAGAAGAGGTGGATGAAGCCATGAGCATTGCTTTACCAAAAATCGCAACGCATCCGAACGCTTACAAAGCAAGTTTTATTCGGCTGGAATCTGTTCAGGCTGCTATGCTTTTCGCTGACAATTTTTTTGATTACGTTTACATTGATGGCGACCATACTCTTGACGGAACAGCCAAAGACTTAGAAGCGTGGTGGCCGAAGGTAAAGGCTGGCGGATATTTTGCTGGGCACGATTACAGCTCAAGCGTCGGGGTGATGCGCGCAGTTGACCAGTTCTGCCAACTGAACAATCTTGGTGTTACCACATGGGCTCCCCCAAGGACTCCGGATGGCCCAATGCATCTCGCAGACTGGCTTGTCAGGAAGAATACATAATGGGACTGGGCGATGAAATAATGGCAATGGGCGAAGCGGAAGCGATGTACAACGCTACAGGCAAACCAGTGGCTATATGCGATGTCCGCAATCGCCCACGCTGGCACGCCGCATGGGACAATAACCCGGCGGTCAGCAAGCATCTGGGCGACGGCGCTGTTAGCATTATCAATTGTCCGGGCAAACGGTCATACATTAAACGGTGGAGATCTGCGCCACGAAGAACAGAATTTGACCTTGAGCATCGCGCAAGAGCTGGGAGGATCCACTTGACTGGCGAAGAGAATTGCAAAGCGCTCATCGCTGCGCCCAAAGGCAGATTCGTTATTATCGAACCAGCAACAAGGGTGAGCATGAGAAGCAGCCGAAATAAAGATTGGGGGCTGGAGCGTTGGGCAGAAGTCATCGCTGAGTTTCCCGTCCCGGTGTACCAGTTTGATATTGGAGATGGAACGCCCCTGTTGGAAGGGGTTGGAGTTATTCATTCAGATGATTTCAGAGTGTCGGCAGGGATAGTGGAGCTGGCTGAGTTGGTTCTAACTATTGATGGCGGCACGCATCATCTGACAGCGAGCATGGGCACGGATGCCGTGGTTGTATTTGGTGGGTTCTGCGACCCTAAAATTACTGGCTACGATTCGCATATGAATTTTTATTCAGACCTTGATGACAGCCCATGCGGAAGGTATGACCCTTGTCCACATTGCAGTGAAGCGATGGCGCAAATAAAACCTGAACAGGTTCGGGCGAAAGCGCTGGAACGATTGGAGGGTACACATGCCGCTTGATGCTGGTAAACTAAGACACAGATTGCTGATCTTGTCACTGACGTCTGAACAGGATTCGGACGGCGAGATGATTGAGACTTGGGCAGAGCTTGACACTGTCTGGGGAGATTTTCAGCCATTCAGCACGAAGGATGTTTTGGCCTCCAAGACTATTCAGGAAACGCTGATTGCGCGCGCCGTCATTCGGTATCACGCAGGCGTGTCTTCTGACCAGCGCTTGTCGTTTCGGGGTGTCACGTACAAGATTGATGGGCCGCCACTTCCTGACGTGGATAGTGGGCTGGAGTATTTGACTCTGATGCTTTCGGAGATACCTGATGTTTGATGTTGTGAGCTCAATTGAAGGTGTAGATGCTCTCAGCAAGGTGATGGGATCTGTGAGCTATGATATCAAGTACAAGGGTGGCCGGGCTGCTCTGCGTAAATCAGCCAACTTGATTAAGGACGCTGTGAAGAAGAATGCTCTGCGGCTGGACGATCCCGAGACAGCGGAACAGATCGCTGAAAATGTCGCGGTTCGTTGGAGTCCAAAAAAGTTTAAGCGCACTGGCGACTTGATGTTTCGAGTGGGGATGCTGGGCGGCGCTAAATCTACGAACGCACGGAAAAGACGCAGAGGCAAAAGAACGCTTTCTGAGATGGGTGAAATTGCTGGCAAGGGCAAGGGCAACCCTGGAGGCGACACATGGTATTGGCGATTGTTGGAGTTTGGTACACGTAAAATAGGAGCCACACCATTTATGCGTCCGGCGCTGGCAAAGAACACGTCAGCTGCCACGGCAGAGTTCGTGCGAGAGGCAAAGCGCTCAATCGAACGCACAGCAAGGAAAGCGAAAGGAAAGAAATGAGCGAAATGCGCCCACCAATTTTTGACATCATTAAAGCTAGTGCAGCTGTGAAAGCTCTGCTGGGTACAGACCCCGTTCGGTTCTTTCCGTTCGGGCGCGCACCTGATGATGTCGCAAAGCCGTATTCAGTTTGGCAGACTGTCTCTGGCAGCCCCGAGAATTATTTGGCTGGGGTTCCGAGCATAGATAATTGGTTGGTGCAGGTGGACTCTTATGCGATGACGGGTTCAGCTGCGCGCAACGTAGCGCAAGCGCTGAGGGATGCGCTTGAGGCTAACAACACCGCATACATCGTCGCTTGGCGCGGCGAGTTTAAAGAAGACGATAACATTATTCGATATTCATTTGATGTCGAATTTCTTACTGCAAGATAATGGCTTTTAAATAAGGAGATTACCATGGGAGCCAAACTTACAAAAGGCACGCAGATCTACTTTGTAGATCCGACTGGCGATGTCGTCACTGAGATCACAGAAGTCACCGGGTTCAATCCGGGCGGCGCTCCGTCTGATCAGATTGAAGTCACCGCACTGGACGACAATGCCAAGGAATTCTTGCGCGGTATGCGCACACCGGGCACAGCTACCATTGAGATCAATCCTGATCCAGCGAACGTATCGCACGCTCGTCTGCACGCGCTGTTTCTTGATGACACGATTACGTCTATTGCATTCGCAGTGGGCTGGTCTGATGGAACAGCCGCTCCGACAGTTGACTCTGATGGTGCTTTCGATGAGACTGCTGTAGCACGGACAATGTATTATTTTGATGGCTATGTTTCTGACTTCCCGTTTGACTTCAGCATCAACGCAGTCGTCAAGACCACCATCTCCGTTCAGCGGACTGGTGAGGCAAAATGGGTGGCAACCACGTAATGGTTGAGGAACTAACAATTGATGGTCTGGATAAGATGGGTGCGTTTACGGGCGCACCCATCAAAAAAACCATCACGTGGAAAAAGGGTGAGAAGGAACTTTCAGCCACCGTCCACGTTCGGTTGCTCAGCTATCACAATACTGTTTCAGATATAAAGGCGATTTCCGATGAGCATTTAGATCCTGTGGCAGCAAGGATCGCTGTTTGTATTTGTGATGCTGAAGGCAAGCCAGTTTTTACTCCGGAAGATATTACCGGGGAGGCCGACCCTGAGCGTGGCCCACTTGATGGCAATCTTACCATAGCACTGTTGACTCTGATCGCAGAGGTCAACCGCTTGGGGGGATTGGAGCCGGAACCCAAGACTTAAACAGCCTCGATGAGTTCTGGCACGAATTGGTTTTGAGTGGGGTTGGCGGCAAGACGATAGCTGAAGCGAAGCGCAATTTGTCGCACGCTGAATTCATGAGTTGGGTCGCGTACCGGAACAAGCGAGGCAGCTTGAATGTTGGCCGAAGAGTTGAGACTATGATAGCATCGTGGATGGCGCTGTATGCGAACGCCCACAGCAAAGACGGAGGATACAACATGTATGACTTTACTCCGCATGAAGAAGAGCCGGAGTGGACACTTGAGAGCGCAAAGGAGCAGTGGTAAATGGCTAATCTTGGAACACTAACCCTTGACCTGATCGCGAAGGTCGGCGGCTTTACAGGGCCGCTGGACAAGGCAGGTCGGCACCACAAAAAGACCGCCAAGCAAATTGCGCGTGAGCAGAAAAAGCTGCGCGACAATTTCAAGAAGACGATGAAGCAGATGAGCAAGTGGGGCGCAGCGATGGCTGCCGCCGCCGTCGTTGGTTCGGTCGCGATGACCAAGGCAGCCTTTACTGCTGCAGACGCTATCGGCAAAACTGCAGATGCGGCCGGGGTGACGACCGACTCATTGCAAGAGATGCGATTCGCTGCTGAGATTTCCGGCATGTCAATTGAGAAACTTGACAAGAGTGTTCTGGGTTTTGGTAAGCGTGTTGGTGAGCTGCGCGCAGGCACAGGCGGTTTGTTCACGATATTAAAAGCGACGAACCAAGTGTTGCTGGCACAGATTAAGGCAGCCCCATCAGTTGACTCCGCTCTTGATCTGATCATGACGGCGCTGGGCGATACTGCCGATGACGCCGATCGCGCCGCGCTTGCAGTCGCAGCGTTTGGACGCTCTGGTCAAGGGATGAGCATCCTGTCCAAGAATTACCAAGAGCTGCGCGCAGAAGCTCGCGAGCTTGGGCTGGTCATTGATGAGGATTTGATTCGCAACGCCGAAAAGACCAACGACCAGATGACTGCGCTTGCTAGTATAATCAAGACGCAAGTGACAGCTTCGCTTCTGGAGTTGGCACCATATATTCAAGAGATTGTTTCCGACACAACTGACTGGGTAAAGAACAACAAAGAGTTTCTCTCTCAGGATCTGCCGGGGTATGTTCGCGACATCGGTGATGCGGTGACAGACTTTGTTAACTCCCCAGCCTTTGACGCGTTCAAAGAGTACTGGGAAATTATCGCTGGCACGCTGATAGGCTTTGCCGCTGGCGGCCCATTGGGCGCTCTTTTCGGCGCGGCTGGCGGCGCTGGTTTTTCTATTTACTCTGACTTGTCTACATATCTTGAAACGACTCTGCCGGATCAAATAAGGGACGCGAAGAAAGAAATCGCTTCACTTGAGAAAGCACTTCCAAGAGCACCTTTTGCTGGTAACGTTTTCACTATGGGCAAGGGCGAGATCAAAGACCGCATCAAAGAGCTCAAGGGCGAACTTAAAGGCTATGAAGATATTGTCTGGCAGCAGAAGTTCATGCGCGACCAAGCAGCATTCTTAGTGAAGCAGGAAAAGGAAAAGAACGAAGCGCTTACAAAGCAAGCGGAGATTTTAGCCCAACTAACCACCAACATGAAAGACCTTTCTGGCATCCCTCTCAACTTTGAAATAGCAGGAGTTCAGCAGGGGATTGAACAGGGCGAAGCATTGATTGGGTCTGGCTCAACAGATTCGCAGACAAAGAAAGCGGCAGAGATTGAGCTCGCGGCCCTGAGAGATTATTTACGGCAGCTTGAGGTTCTTCAGGGGTTGGAAGCGAGTGAACGCGAGGCGCATTGGAAGAAGCTCACCGTCCAGCGCCAGAAAGAATTGAAGGCAAAAGCTGCGCACGCCCTGAAGATACTGGACCTTGACCGTGCAGTTCAAGATCAGATTACCCTCATAGGTCTTGACGGATATCAGCAACAGCTAGAGGCTTTGAAACAAAAACAGCAAAAGGAGCTGGAGCAATATCGCGAGGCTGGTGCAAACGTCTTGGCGCTTCAGAAGTTACACGAAAAGCAGCAGAAGGATCTGAAGACAAGCGCAGCAAAAGATCTCATGTCAGGCTTTGAGGACGCGCCGGGCTTTTCAGGGACAGGCGGCGCATCGGGTGAACTGGGTATGCTTGAACAGCAGGCTGAAGATCTCGAGAAATGGTATGACAAACAACAAGCATTGCTTGAGGAAAATCGCCGGAAGCATGCTGACCTGAATGAGAAGTGGAACGAGAAGGAACAGCAGCTTGCGAAGGAATACGCAGATAAAAGCGCCAGAATAGAACAGGCACGCGCAGATAAAATAGCCAGAATAGAACGGGCACGCACACAACTCATTCTGACTACTAATGCGGATATGTTTCAAAATCTCGCAGACATACAATCAGCATTCAGCAGTGAACAAAACAGCACTTACAAAGCATTGTTTGCGATCTCCAAAGCCTTCACTATTGCTTCAACGACTCTTAGTATGTACGACGCTATTGCGGGTGCGTGGGCAGAGAAAGGAACTTTTGCTATGAAGCTCGCTGCTGTGAGCTTGGTGACTTCTGGGGTGCTCACCGTCGTACAATCAGCCAAGGCAGTAGGCATGGCGCATGACGGTATTGATAGCGTTCCTGAAACGGGAACGTGGCTGCTACAAAAGGGCGAGCGTGTGGTTGCCGAGCGCACCTCCAAGAAGCTTGACGAAACTCTTTCCAGACTGCAGTCCGGCGGCGGCGGTATGAATGTAAGTATTCACGAAGCTCCCGGAACAACAGCACAGGTGGCCCGGCGTGAAGATGGGATTGACATTCAGATTGCGCAGATCGAACAGAGATTGACGGAGCGGATGCGCCGCGGCACAGGCATGGCCCCTGCTCTGGATCGTAGATACAGGAGAACGAGCTGATGGATACTTGGCCAGCAACTCTTCCACAAAGCGTTCATATTGATTATGAATTGCAGCCGCGCTCTGGACTGATGAGCTCAACGGAGGAGCGCAACCAAACGCGCAATCGCACTTACCCGGAACAGGCAGCGACTTTTTCTATGGTCGTTACCGCCGCTCAGTTGGCAACGTTCCGCACCTTTTACGACGTCACGATAGAACAGAGCGGAGAATTTGACTGTCCGTGGCTTATAGATTTAGGATTTGATTTTCACTTCGCTAGGTTCTTGAATTCTCCAACTTGGCGGTTAAGCCAAGCAGTAGGCAAGTGGGTGCTGGCCCTGCCTCTTGAAATCCTTGCCGGGGTTGAGATGGACGGTTCAGACATTGACATCTTTCCTCCGGACGAATCATTCACAGGCGTTTGGCCAGCAACCTTGCCAGCCCCATTGCGAACGGTGAGCATTTCACCGGGTAGTAAAGTGGCGTCTGTTGACAACCTTTCCGGCCGCCGGATCGTGCGCAATTGGGGACACATCAATCCAGACCGGGTTACGGTTCAGTTTCGCATTAAGAAAGATGTTGAACCTGACTTCAATTATTTCTGGACTCGCACGGGCATGGACGGGATTTGGTTCACCGCAGACTGGCTGACCGCTATGGAATATACTAACCACAAAGCGCGCATCCTTGGGTATCCGCGCCGGAAAGGGGTGGATGTCAATTGGTCTGACTTCGCGGTCACCCTTTTGATTTACCCGGCCGCGTATTGTATTGATGGCCCTGTTTGGGGAGGTGCATAATGGATATGAATGAAGCGATTCAGGAGGCATACGCATACGCCGATCCTGACGTGACGATATTTGAAACGTTTGAATTTTCACATTCTTCTTGGGATGACTCTGATGGGGCAGGATCCATCCTGCTGGTGGACTCCGCCCGGACGCTGCTGACGGCGGATGGTACGTTCATGCCAGTTACCTTTGAAGCGTCAATGCCTGAAACCGAAAGCTCTATCCGCGGTCAGCTTAAATTGACGCTGTCTTTTTTACCAAAGGCATATCGTGACCAGCTGTGGGAGGCTTCTCAGGCTCCTGAAACTGACCCCGTGTATTTGTATTATCGTCAATACACTGGGGAGGGTGCGCTGGAGGAAGCGTCCGCTGAACTGCCTGTACCACTGGTCGTGAATGGAGTTAAGTTTGATGATGCGCGAACGCTTGTTGAC